TGTGTTTGGCGCTGCCAGCATGTTTCAGCGCATCTTTGCCGATGCTTACGATGATTTCCATTTCGGCATATCCAGTCGGATCACGCACCACGACATACCGGTGTCCGTCAGTGGCTACGACCATCACCGAGCCGTCTTCCAATGGGCGGATGTTGATACCGTTGAGGTAGAAGCGAATATCCTCTTGGGCGATGAATGGATAGACCATCTTGAGTGCGACCGCGTTGATTCTGGCGACCATGTGCGCGGCCTCTTTTGAAGCCTCGACTTCAGTTCCATCGATCGCTGTTTGCTCTGGTTTGGTGGTTGCGTTCATTGAATTTCCTAGTCAAGTGCATCTGTTGAGTTGGTCCCGGATTACCCTGCTACTGCAGGGCGTACGGCTCCGGGTGGCCTCGGAAGCCTTGGTGCTACGAAACTTTCACGTACGGATAACGATCCGCATGCGGTTTGATGTTTTTGTAAAAATGAGAACCGATCGATTCAGCGTTTTTGAATGCGGCGAATGCCTCGGCATCGAAATTGGCATAGTGATAGACGCTGCCGCCGCCGGTCTTGGAAATGAACTGAACTGCCAATGCTGGTGGCGCTGTCATGCCCAATGGCTGCGATCTGAGAAGACTCGACGGCACTCATGGCGATGGCTGGGTGGGTGATGGTTTCGGTATTCATTGCATATCCTCTGAGGTTGTGAGGTGAATCGGTTAAGCGGCCTGTTGCTGCAGTTCACTTGCGTGGCTGATATGGGTAATCAGGGCCGCACAGATGGCCTGCCAGTCGTTCTCGTGATAAAGGACGGCAGCGCGCTCCCGGCCAGCTGGCTCGAAGCCAATCGTGCGCAGGAAGTCTGCGGTCAACGAGAAGCCCAAGCGGGTGCCAATTTTTCCCAGCGTGAGCGTTGGCGCCGCAGTAGTTAATGCGGAACGCGTTGGGAATTGATAGGCCTCCGGTGCGCGCCCAGGTTCCATGGCGGCATGTGGTGTGCTGGTTACCGCAGGGACTGCTTCTGCGATTTCGGCAGGCATTTGCTGTGCTTTGCGAGCTGCTTCTGCTTGCTCATTGGCAACCCGGTCCGACTCGATTTGGGCCAGACGCGTTTTTTCAGCAGCTGCAAGTTCTGCTTTTGCCTGTTCTTCCTCTTGGATGGCCTTGCGTTGCTTTTCAAGCTTCTCGGCCTCGGCACGTTTGTGCTCGCCGATTCGCGTATTGATGACGAGTTGAAAGTCGTCGGTTTCCTTGTAAATGATCTGTTGGAGATCGTTGAACAGAAAACCGTAGCCGTCGGCGTTGGCTTTGCACCAAGTCAACTTGGCGCGCAGATCTTTGCCAACTGCGTCCGCCGCGATCTTTGCATTGGCGAGTTCTGTGTTGACAGCATCCTGCAGGCTAGCCAGAGTGCGCTTACTCTTCATCGCGCCGGCAAAGTCTGGTTGGGGGCATGCCAGGCGGATTGGCTTGATTTCGCTTTCCAGCTCCGTCATATGGTTGGAAAATGCCAGGCGTGCAGTGGCCAGGATGCCGTCCTTGATCAGTTCTTTCTGAGATTTGACCAGCTTTTCCAGTGTCAGACGCTTGGCGCGCAGCTTCTCTTTGATGAAGTCGACCGTGCGCATCAACTCATCGACACTTGCCGTTTGCTTGATTGCGGCATCCTTGGCTGCTTCCAGGTCGTCCTCGGTGGCTTTACAGAATTTCACCGTGGCCTCTGCGGCCACGAAGTCTTCATCTGTTTTAAGATCGGTGTTGATGTCGTCGATAAAGCGTTCAGCGGCGGCCTGAAACATGGGCAGGTTGCTCTTGACAACTTCGCCCTTGATCTGGATTGCCAGCGCCGGTAGTTGCATGATGGCTTCGGCAACAGGTTTGTCGGTGTAGACGGTTGGCTCGTAGATGGCTAGGTCTTTGGCGAACTGCGCCCAGCCGGCGCGGATCCGAGCAAACCACTCTTGATCTGGGAATATTTCCATCCAGACGAATTTGTCGGGTGTACCGTCGGAAACGACGAATAACAGCTTCTCCGCACCAGTCACCATCAGCACTTGCTGGCACTGCGGCATGTGTTCTTCTGGCAGTACGCCGGCGGCAACGGATGCGGCCAATTCTGCGTTCCATTGTTTATGCTCGAAAGCGATGTCCTCGGCCAGCGTCAGCCCGTCGCAAGATGCCGACAGATAGCCATCTGAGCAGGTGACCGGATAAAGATCGTCGCCGGCGATCTTTTCCACCAGCGGCCGCGCCAGCGCTTCTACCTGGTGGCCGTAGTCCATGATATTTGTCTGCACCCAGTCGCTGAATTCCTTGGCGGTGCCGGTGTGCTTCATATGCAGCAACTCGGTGCGCTTTACTTTCTTGGAAAGACCAAGCATTGCCGCGGCTTCGCTGGCGCCGAAGTGTTCAAGGCGGAATTGGCACCAGGCATTGCTGCCTTGGGCGAGGTCATGGATTTGCATAGCAGTTCCTTTTCGGTATGTGAATGAGTGGTGCAGCGGAATTTAGTCGCCTTCGTGCGACCAGGAATCAATCGTGTTTTTCTGCTCTTCAGTGAGCAGGACACGTGTTTGAATAGTGGTGATCAGGTCTCGAACCGATTTCTTTTTTTCGACGATGGTTTTTCTCCAGGTCGGGCTTTTCTCTGCAAATTCCTCATCGGAGCAGATTTCAAGCGTTGCTCGGTTATCCGCAGTTTGCGACTCGGCGCTGCTGTCGGTTGCGGCGCCGGCGTCGTCATCATTGACAACAACGACTTCGCCGTCGAATGTGAAATTCTTGCCGCTGTCGACGGCATTCGCCACGTCCATTGCCTTGACCACTTCGACAGACTTCGGCATGTACTTCAGGACCTGCAGTAGCGCCACTTTGCGAGCGTACATTTCCATGTTTTGGCCGTCGTCCTTCAACGCATAGTGATTCGCACCGACCTTGTTGAACTTGCTTAGATGGCGAACAATGCGGTTCATTGACCAGACTTCGATAACCGGATATTGACTGCCGTTGATACGGCCGACGGCATAGACGTGCGTGATCTGCTTCCAATGATCGGCGTCGCCTTCCGGTTGATGCCGAACGAAAGGGTTATCGCCGAGCGCCCATTCGAATTTGTCGCCTTCATACACAGCACCTGTCCAGACGGTGGCACGGCCGGCACGGGACACGAGATCAACCAGACCTTGCCAACCAGGCACAAATGTCGCCTTGCCTTTGTATGGCACCAGATAGCCCTGGCCGCCGACACCGATTTCAAGGCCAAGCTGCGCTGCGATTACGACGGACGCGAAAATGCTGTGCATGTCGCAGCTTTGAAGTGCTTTGTTTTGGCTGAATGCGGTCATGGCCAGGCGGACCATGCGATCAGCACTGATGTGCTTCGGAAGGGCCAAAGCGATCTGCCCCTTGTATTTGTCCATAAAGTCACTCAGCGTTTTTGCTGGACTGACGGCTACTTGGTTGCTCATGTTGTCCTCGAAGTTCTTGTGAATTGATGTGTTTCAATTAGTTGTTCAACCTGGCCACCGCTACGCAGTGACCCGTGACCAGGATCCAGAAACCCGGGCTACTTGGTGCAGCGGAAGCCGACGACGCCGAACTCGCCGCCAGGCCAGCCGTCGCTGAGAAGGAACGCGCCGGCACAGCCGTACGAGTACCAGTAGCCGCCCCGGACGCGCGCACCGCCGGACCAGTCGGTGCCGCAACCAGGGATATAGCCGATACCTGAATTTTTCGGCGCGAGATCGGCAGCAGTGATCGATGGTGAGTCGGACGAGAACGCCTTGCTGATCAGACCGTCTGCATTGCCCTGCACGTTATCGATGACCCACTGCCAGAGGTTGCCGTTCAGGTCGCAGATACGTTCGCCATTCGACAGAACCAGCCAGCGGCGTTCGTCTGAGTCGGTCGGCACGAAATTGCCTGCCTGAGCGCTGCTCACATTGCCATTGCGGATGCCCTGGAAGAGCTTTCCAGATCCAACTTGGCCGCCGGTCCAGTTCTCGCCTTGGCGATAGGCGTTCCACGCGATAGCCAGCCATTGCCTCTCGGTGATCATCTTGTAACCGGCGT